ATCCAAAAGAGATGCTTCGTGCAATTAAACAGATCATTACCAATTGCTCTGTAGACGAAATTGATGTGGATAAACTTCCAATGTTCGATTTGGAATATTTCTTCCTACGTCTTCGTGGCAAGTCAATTGGTGAAGAGATTGAACTCAAACTTACACACCCTACAGGGCTAAACTCTAAGGGTGAAATGTGTGAATTCAATACACCATACAAGTTCAACATTATGGATGTTGAAGTAGAAGTAGGAGATACTCATACTAACAAGATTCTTTTAGATGAAGAGTCTGGTGTTGGTGTTGTATTGAAATATCCAACCATGTCTATGGCAGATAAGTTACAAGCAAACGATAAACAAAATCAATTCGATGTGATTCAAGGCGTTGTGATTGAAAGTATTGACTATATTTTCGATAACGAAAACACATATCCTGCAAGCGAATCTACAAAGGCTGAATTGATTGAATTTATCAACGGACTTTCACAAGAACAGTTTGCAAAAATAACTGAATTCTTTAATACAATGCCTAAACTCAGAAAAACAATTGCATGGACTTGCTCTCATTGCGGTTGCGATGACAAGGTTGAGTTGGAGGGTATGACAAGTTTTTTCGGGTAACAATGTCGAATGAAAATCTTCTAAATTATTACAAAACAAACTTTGCTATGGTACAACACCATAAATATAGTTTAACTGAACTTGAGGAGATGATGCCTTTCGAGCGTGACATTTATATAACTTTATTGGGTGAATTCATAAAAGAAGAAAATCAGAGACAAAGAGAACAACAAGCGCAATCAAAGTCAAGAAGAAAATAAATGGCAACAAATTTAGTAGGCGACCTAGGTAAAACGATTGCTGGTTCAATCAGTCAATCCCTTTCAGGCTTCGGAGCAGGCCTGAAGGGGGCTGCCATAGCGGGTAACCCTGCGGCATTTGCACCTGCATTTGCAAGCCTTGCTAAAATGATGAAGGTTGATCAAACTCAGCGCCAGCGCGATAGGGCATTTGAAGAAGAAAAATCTTTAGAGCAGAAAAAACTCTTTACCGATATTCTCGGTGAACAAAAGAAAACTAATCAAACACTATCAGACATTCTAAAGGCTTTATTAGGGTTTGGTAAAGGCGATGAAAACAGTTTTCTAAACTTCTTAAAAAATCTTGCGCTTGCAATTGCTGGCGCATTTGCAAAAGGTTTTGATAAACTTCTAAAACTTTTTAGAGGTTTCTTGGATGCACTCAATACAAAGTTTGATGACATTCTTGCAAGATTTAGAAGGGTATTGAAATTCCTTGAAGACGGGCTTGCTCGTCTAGGAAAAATAGTAAACTTTATTACAGACGTACTTCGTGGTCTTGGCGATGGGCTTCTACGATTCTTAGACTTTTTAAAGAATCTAAGAGTAAAGTTTCCTTCGTTAGACAATCTAGCCAAGTTCTTTGAAGACTTGCCAAGACGCTTTGGTGATTTTTTCAAAAACCTATTTGATAGATTTAAGAAACTTCCTTTCATTGATGATTTGGTTAAATTCTTTTCGGATTTACCAAATCGTTTTATAGGCGTGTTTACAGGTCTTCTTGATACATTTAGAACTGCATTCGATGACTTTAAAGCACGATTTAGATTACCTAACTTTGATGACATTATCAGAGCGTTTGATGACTTTAAAGCACGATTTAGATTACCTAACTTTGATGACATTATCAGAGCGTTTGATGACTTTAAAGCACGATTTAGATTACCTAACTTTGATGACATTATCAGAGCGTTTGATGACTTTAAAGCACGATTTAGATTACCTAACTTTGATGACATTATCAGAGCGTTTGATGACTTTAAAGCACGATTTAGATTACCTAACTTTGATGACATTATCAGAGCGTTTGATGACTTTAAAGCACGATTTAGATTACCTAACTTTGATGACATTATCAGAGCGTTTGATGACTTTAAAGCACGATTTAGATTACCTAACTTTGATGACATTATCAGAGCGTTTGATGACTTTAAAGCACGATTTAGATTACCTAACTTTGATGACATTATCAGAGCGTTTGATGACTTTAAAGCACGATTTAGATTACCTAACTTTGATGACATTATCAGAGCGT